GCGCTGACCGCATACGACGGCACAGGAAATCAGGCAGCAGGCACTTACTACCCCGTCACCAATTTCAATCTGGGTTATATCCAGACGGTGACCGAAGCCGGCGTACCCGTAGCTCCGGCCAATGGCACTGCCCTGGTCGTCACCTACAGCCTGGCCACCAATGTTGTGCTGTTCGACCTGGATGTGCCAACAGGCACGAATCTTGAGGATCATCTGAACGGCCTGCTGCGTGCTGTCGGCGCCCGCAAGGCGATCCTCTCCGGCGATCGGTACATCAACACGGATAATATGTTCATGCTGATGAGTCCGATTTTGAACGACACCGTCACCAATGCCCGCGCCTTTGTTGAGTCGCAGGCACGTAACGGATCGGCGCTGTCCGGCAAGGGCGACCTCTCAACCATCAAGGGTATCGAAGCGTTCGGCACCAACGCGCCAAGCATCGATCTGGGTGATGAGCGAATCATCATGGGTGAGGCCGGCCTGATCGGCTATGCCGTGGTTAAACCGTTTGAGACCGGGCAGCCGTTTGAAGCGGTTGGTCCCAACGGCAAGCCCACCGGCAAGAAAGTGGCATATGGCGAAGAGTACAATGCCATCAAGCTGCCCACGCCGCTGCGCAACCGTCTGACCAGCGTGCTGGCGTACTCAGCCACAGGCAGATAAGAGCAAGGGGCGGCCGATGCTTACCCTGGCCGCCCCTTCATCTCACACCACCCCTAACGCCCGGAGGAACACATGAAAGAAATTCCATTTACGAACAACGACGACCACGCCGTCCACATAGGCAACAAGATGGTGCCGCCGCATGAGACACGCATGGTGGACCCCTCCATGCTGCCGGATGCACACGAAGGCAATGAAGCTCCGGAACAGCAGGCACCTGATCCATTGCTGTCGATTCTGGACGGATCTGTTGCAGACGTAGCCGAAGCTCTGCCCGGCCTGTCGGATGAAGAAATCGACACTCTGGAACAGGCCGAGCTCGACGGCAAAGCACGCAAAGGCGTGGAGCAGGCCATCGCCGAAGTTCGCCTGACACGCGCATCGTCGCCAGACGGTGGGCAGAACGGTAATGATGACGATTCCGGAAACGCCAAAGACTGATGTCCGGCTCCATGGCGCAGTCCGATCTGATCGCTGATCTCAAGGCATCCATGAATGATGCGGCATCTGTTTTCACAGCCGCAGGTGATGCCGATTTTAAGCGACACCTGGATCATGCCGCGCTTGATTTCGCCCGCGTTCGTCCGCGCGTATTGTCCAGCTCTGTCGCGCTGGTGGCCGATCAGGATGAATATACCGCACCGGCCGATGCCATCGACGAGCATTCCATGCAATGGGGCAAAAACAAGAAACGCGATCTGAAGCCGTGGGATGCCTCATGGCCAGGTGCGCTGCCCCGCATGGATGTCGTCGGTGCCCCCGGCGCTCGCCGGCTGATATTTTCTCCGGCTCCGTCGGCACGTCAGATCACGGTGCTGGGATCAAACTGCACATTTAGATATTTCGCGGCCCACAAGATCGATACGTCTGCCGCCAACACCACCATCCGCCCCGAAGACCGCGCCCTGCTGTTGTTGAGAGCTCAGGCTGAGGCCATGAAAGAGCTGGCCATGCGCAACAGCAAAAAACCTGTTTCCCTGCGCGATGGTATGAACGCATCGCCGAAAAACGGCACCCCCGCAGCGCTGCACGACCAGCTCATGAAAGAGTTCGAGGCGCTGGCATGATTAGCATCGACGTGAATGGGGCCGCCGCAGAGCTCGCTTTCTCGCGAGCGCCTGAGCTGATGTTGAAGCATTTGCGTAACGGGATACACCGGGGAGCGCAGGAGTTGGCACGAGCTGAAAAAGAAGCATCGCCAAAAGCGTTTGGCACGATGGCCAACAGCATCAAGCCGACGCGCACCGATGATCTGAGCTACCGTGTTGATGTCGGCGTTTCCTACGCCGCCGGCATTGAGTTCGGAACCGAGCCCGGAGCCTTTCCACCGATTCAAAGTATTCTTGAGTGGCTCAGAGTGAAGCGTATCGAGCCTCAAGATGCGGGTACAAGCGCGCGCGATCTTGCGTTCCTGATCGCCCGGGGCATCCGCGAGCACGGCATCAAGGCATCACCCTTCTTCTACCCGACCACCGAGAAAATGACACCCCGCGTCCATGATCTGGTCCGTGCTGCGCTGGGTCGTGGTGTCAGTGAGGCGCTGGCATGAGCTTTTACGGATCAGTGATTGATGCCATTGCAAACCTGTTGGCTCAGGTTGCTACAGGCAGGGTGGTGGGGCGTGATCTCAAAGATTTTGCGGATATCGATGCCGCTGTTGCCGCTCAGGGTACGTATACACTCATCAGCTCCGGTCTGAGCAAAGACAGTACAAATGAAGAGCATCTGGAGGTACTGCTGGTTGGCCAGATCGAATTGCCGGAATCGGCCAGCCCCTCGGATGTCGAGGAAGCCGAGTTCCAGATGCTTGATGAGATACGTGCCTTTGTTCCGCGCGTCGGAGGGGTGTTTATATCCGATACCGGTTTCAGACAATCTGCGCAGGTGAGTGCGCCGTATGGCTTTATTTCTGGAGTGCTGCGTGTCGGGCCGTTCCAGCTTGATCCGCGCCCTGACATGGCCATCATCAACAATATTCAGCTGATTCCGATTGACAATTCTACAGCTCCAACCGGTGTATTCCTGGGCCGTGCGCCGGACATTGGCACCGGGCATGAGCCTGATTATGTGGATGTGACCACACTATGAGCGCCGAACCGATGGCTCTGACCATCTCCGAGCTGGAGCGCCGGCTGCTGAACATCATCCGGATCGGCACTATCGCCTCGGTTGATCTGGCGGCGGAAACCGTTCGCGTCAAACTGAATGAGACACACACCACCGGCGATCTGCCCTGGCAGACTCAGCGTGCGGGCAATGTGCGCACCTGGAGTCCGCCGAGCGTGGGTGAGCAGGTGATGCTGTTCTCGCCGGCCGGCGATCTGACCCAGGCCGTGGTGTGTCCCTCGCTGTTCCAGTCCGCACACCCGGCCCCGTCGCACAGCGGCGATGAGCATGTCACCGATTATGGTGATGGCACCGTTATCTCTTATGACACCAAACAGCACAAGCTGCGCATCGATGTGGCAGGGGCAGTCGAGCTGATCTGTCCGGCCATCGATCTGGGCAATACCGGCGGGGCCAGGGTTGCCCGCATGGGTGATCATGTGAACGTCGGCTCCGGCTCAAGCGCCGGCCTGTGGCCGATTGTCGAGGGTTCCGACCTGGTGAGGGCTGCATGAGGGGCATGGACAGAAACACCGGCCGCGCCATCGAGGGGCATACCCATCTGCGCCAGCGTCTGTCCGATATCCTGAGCACACCGCTGGGCAGCCGTGTCGAGCGCCGCGATTACGGCTCCCGCCTGCCGCGCCTGGTGGATCGTCCGGTCACCCCGTCGCTGCGTATCGATATCGTGCAGGCCACTGCCGAGGCGTTGTCGCGCTGGGAATTCGAGTTCCGGCTGACCAATGTCGCGGTCGGTTTTGAAACACCCGGCCATGTGCGGCTCGATCTCACCGGCACCGATCTGATTAACGGGAAGAAACTCACGCTGGAAGGGGTGACTGTCTAATGGCCGCCACACTGACCACTCCGGCACAGATTGATTTTGCGCAAGTCCCGGCCCCGGTCGTGGTCGAGGCACTGGATTACGAAAGCATCCTGGCAGCCATGAAAGCCGATCTGCTACAGCGCGACCCGACTCTGGCCGATGTGCTGGCGCTGGAGTCCGAGCCGGCCGTCCATATACTGGAAACCGCCGCCTACCGCGAACTGACGCTGCGCCAGCGTGTCAACGATGCCGCCCATGCTGTCATGCTGGCCTATGCCGGCGCATCCGATCTGGATCAGCTCGGGGCCAACCGTGAAACCCTGCGTCTGGCCGGAGAATCCGATGCTGCCTACCGCAGCCGCGTGCAGCAGGCATTCAACCGTCTGGCGGCCGCAGGTCCCGCCGCTGCGTTTATAGAGCATGCCAAAACCATCGACGCATCCATTGCCGATGTGTCGGCCATATCCCAGTCCGATGGTGGTGTCACTGTCACCGTACTGGCCCCCGATGATATCCCCACAGCTTCGGCAACTGCCGATCAGATTGCTGCCGGGCAGGCGGCGTTTCCCTCCCTCCCCTCGCCGCCGTCCGGCAGCTCAACGGTCGTGGCCGGTGATAACGCGCCCATCATCAACAGCGTCCGCGATCATCTGATGCAGGACAGCATCAAACCGCTCACCGATATGCTGGTGGTGCGTGGTGCCACGGTGATTCCGTTCACCGTCACCGCGTCGCTGACCATGTATCCCGGCCCCGACAGCGCCATTGTGCTGGCTGATGCCCGCACCGCGCTGGATGACTATCTGCTGTCGATTCGCCACATGGGTTACGATGCCACCCGCTCCGGGCTGATTGCCGCACTGAGCGTGGCCGGCGTGCAGAATGTTGACCTGTCCGCCCCGGCTGCCGATGTCGTGGCTACCGAACTGGAGATTGTGCTGGCTACATCTATCACCCTGAGCGATGGAGGCCGCGATGTCTGACGTTGCCACACTACTCCCCTCCAGCGCCTCGCAGTTCGAGCGCGACATGGAGCAGGCCACAGCCCGGCTCGGCGCGGTGTCTGTACCGCTGCGCCCGCTGTGGAACGCCGACACCATCCCCGAGAATCTGCTGCCATGGCTGGCATGGGCGCGCGATGTGCCGTTCTGGAACAAGGGCGCAGATGTCAAAGAGAAGCGCGCCATTGTCAACGCCTCGCTGGATCTGCATCGCCGCCGTGGCACGCTGTCCTGTTTTCGGGATATGGCCCGCTATGCCGGTGCCGAGCTGGTCAAAACAATTACGCCGCCGGCCAAAACATTCTGCGCCAGAACCATGACACAGGCCGAGCGCAACACCTTTCTGGAGCGCATGCCGCAGCTGCGTTTCTTCACGTTTCGCAATCAGGCCAGCAGCCTGTACGGTGGCATCCGGGCTGCGATGAACTGGAAGAATTATCCGGTGGCCGCCTCCGGTTATGGCATGTTTCCGGTGCAGTCCACTGCCGCCGCCCGCCTCGGCGTGAACGCATTCATCCACACGCCGGACGGTGTCGATACGCCGCTGGTCAGCATTGACCGCAGCACCCAGAGCGAGATGAAAAACGCCGTCTCCACACAGGAGGTGCGCGAAGCGAGCACAACAGGCCGCGCCACGTTCACGATGGCCGGCGGCTTTATCAACTGGTTAATCAAGTCCACCGCTCGCAGCCGTTTCTACAGCGTCCGCCTGATCACGCCGTATCTGGACAGCAGCGAGACACTGCACAAGAAAACGCTGGAGCCATCCATGCAGGCGGTTGATGTGCATTACGATACCGTGGCCGAGCAGGGCACCCGTGCCGGTATGTTCATCGGCGGCTCGTTCATCCGGGCCATGTTTCAAAAGACCTATGCCGGTGACCGGCTCTACAAGCGGCTGTATTTATTCGACAAAAATCAAACACTGGAGCCGCGCGGTATGACCACCCACCTGGGCGGCACCCGGCTTGGCATGAAGCCACACAATGCCGAAATGATCGTGCGCATCACAGGAGAACGCAGCATCCGTGCCGTTGACCGGTTTGTGTCCGGCTTCATGCAGACAGCCCCGCGCACGGTGTACAACAACACCATGCAGGCGTTGCGCTTCGCCATGCGCCTGAGCGACCGCGTGCTGATCGATACATCGCCGCGTCACGTCACAAAATCACGATCAACAATCAAAGCCGGCGATGTATTTGCCGGCCAATGGACATAGGAGAACGTTTATGGAGAAGCAGGTACTTTTCAGGGATCAGCAGGAGTTCCAGGCAGCAGACCCGAACAATATGCAGACATTTATATCCGACAGCATCAAGCACATCGTCAGTGATGCTGTCTCTTCCGGCCTGCACTACACCGGCCTGGATGTTACAGCGCAGGGCAGCAACACGGCTCTGGATATCGCCGCCGGGCGATTCTTCAATGCCGGTCAGGCGTATGTGCTGGATCAGGCCACGACACTGGACCTGTTCGCCGAACTGCCGCTGACCACAAAGAAAATCGTCGCCGTGGTTGCATGGGGGCAGGGTGTTGATACCGACATCCAGCCGCGCGATTTCCTGATTGACCTGGCCGCCGGCACCACTCAGCCGCAGGCCGTGGCCATGCAGCGGCTGCAGCAATGCGTCATCAACGCAGTGCCCGGCACCGAATCAGCCACTCCTGTGGCTCCGACCATCCAGGCCGGCACGATAGCCGTGGCCATGGTCGAGCTGGACCCGACAGGCATCACCAGCATTACGATGCAGACAGCCAACCAGCTGCCGAATGCGGCCGACCATGAGCAGCGCATCAAGCAGCAGGAAACATGGAAAGGCGAAGCCGAACCGCGCATATCGTCGATCGCAACCGATTTGGCATCGCTGGCGACAAAAGCCGGCGCAATGGCAAAAGCGCAGTCTCTGGTGGATGCAGAGGCCGAAATTGCGCGGATCAAGGAACAGCTTAACCTGCCAACCGGCGTCGTCGCCTTTGATTCGGATGATTTCTCGGATGCGTCGAAATCAGATACTGCCCATGCCGGATATTCCGCCCTGATTGACGGCGGCGGCCTGTTGTTCCCGCATGCGGCTGAAACACTGGCTCCGATTGACACATTTAATCCTACCGACCCGTCGGTTTCCCGCACGGCAGCGGGGTTGATTCTGCCGAAATACAGCGATGCCGTGATGCTGAAGATTGACGGCTATGCCGGTGATCTGTCGATTTCTCAATATCAGACTCAGGCGATCACCATGCGCCGCCGCACGATCACTACGCGCCAGATACACTATGGTGACACATGGCAGCGCATCAAATATTGGTCCATCCGCCGCAATCAGGTGGGGACTAACGACAACACGCAGTATTACGGTTATCACCCGCTCATGGGCTATCGCTACAAAAAAGTGCGCAATGCGTATTACAGCTCCCAGAGTGTTGAGGCATACCTGCCGGATGTTACAACAACAACAATCAACGGTGCCCTGGTTGCGCAGACATTCCTGGCATCCAATGCCGCCTGGCTGACCAAAATCGGTCTGCAGTTCACGGCCGTCGACGCCTCCGGCGATGTCAACCTGCTGGTGTGCGAAACCGTCGGCGGCAAGCCCGATGTTGATAAGGTCGTCACTGACGTGACGGTGCCGGTTGCGAATCTGAACCAGTATCCCATCGAGACAGCGATTGCTGTGCCTCCGGTGCTGCTTGAGGCCGGTAAACGCTACGCTATCGTGCTGGTCACGCAGGGCGCGCATCGCGTTGCGATTGTGTCCGGCAATAAATTAACTGCAGGCACGCTGTTCAACGGCACCGACGGCGATTATTTCACCGGCGATCTGACACAGGATCTGATGTTCACGGTCTATTCGGCTGCATTCGATGTGCCTCGCACGGAGGTGATGCTGCAGTCTGTATCCCTGGCTGGCGGCATCTCCGATCTGGACATCAATGTGCAAACGATTGTGCCCGATGGCACCGAGCTGGATTTTGAGGTTCAGGTCGGTGGCATCTGGTATCGACTCGATGACGGCGTGAATCATCTGTCCGGCGGGCCATCCATTGTGCCGCTGCGGGCGGTGTTCCTGGGCACCAGCGACCTGGCCCCGGCGCTGCAAACGGGCGTGAATCTGCTGACGGCCTCACGGCCTGCGCTGGCACTGGAATACTGGAGTGCAGTGCGCAATCTCGCCGCCGCATCCACATCGTTTCAGGTCGATCTGATTGTCGATCACAACTATGACAACACTACAGACACCTGCGTTGCGTCAATCGAGTCTGGCGGTGTCAGCAATGCCGCCACGCTGGTCGAGGAGCTGCCACAAACCGACGGCTCAATTCGGCTGCGCTTCCATTTTACGACGCCGGCATACAGCACATATCAGGTCAAAATAGTCAGCTCAATCTCGGCGGCATCGATCCCGTTTGCGGTCGGCCGTCGCGTTGATGTGGCTCTGTAAGGAGATGGGTATGGCGAAGCGAATCAGCGACAACAAGCACTACCGCATCACGCTGGCAGAACGCGCCGAGGTGGAGACGGGGGTCGGCAAGATCACCCTCCACCCCGGCCGCGAATACACCGTGCGCGGCGATGTGTTGAAAGCGCTCAGGGATAAGGTGACCGATGCCAAAGCTGTTTGATAAATATCGCTTTCAGGACAACATCACGCCGCTGAACGCAGCGACGTTCAATGCGATCTGGCGCGATCTGGATAATCGAGCCGCCGCCCTGGAAGCGCTGAAGATCAGCTGGGAAGATGCTGTTGCGGTTGTCACATCGCAGGGGCTGCTGCGCATCGATGCTGTGTTGCAGCCATCGGTCGATTCGGTCAATCAGGCCGTTGCCGATGCACAGGCGATACTGGCATCGCTGCCCGATGTCGCTACCAATGCGGATATCGCCGCAGCGATAGCCGCATTGCCTCCACCTCCGGACACATCCTCAATGGAGTCTAATATATTCCTGAATGCGTTCCGGATCGCCGTCAACGGCACACTATCCGTGCAGCAAATGGTGGATGGCTTCAGCGATGTTTATACCGATGAAACCGGCGTGGACACAGTAAACAGCGTGAACCAGACTTATAATGCAACGAATGACTTGTACTCAAATTCCCCCGCAGGAGCATATGTCACAGGAGACAGGACAGCGACAGTCACTGTATCCACGACACTTGCGCTTAACCCTACATATAACACGATCAGCAATCTGGTCGACGGGTCTTTTACATATGATGCCGCAGGTTCAATTT